GTTTGGATCTGTGCAGAGTCTTAGAACCTTCCACCAGAGTAACCTGGTCGAATCCCTTGCCCTCACACTTTGCGTATTCTTTGAACGCGGGTCGTGCGTCTGCACCTGTGGCGATAATTTCTGGTTTGTCGCCCTTGATTCCGACTAAGTAAATTGCTTTACGTCCCATTGTATTTCTCCAGTTGAGTTTCAATAAACCGACGCGGGAGAATTAACCCCCGCGCAGGAAATCACTATTTTACGTCAGTGACGATGCGAGTCAGATCAGATGCGTTTCCTACTGCATGACCGCCCCAGAATTCGTGGGTGATGGCAGCAGCGCGGGTATTTGGGTCCATTTGGATGGATGCACCGACGCGCAATCCAGATACGGGCTCCTCGACGACTGAGAAGTCAACAAGCTCTCCGAAATCGGGCAGGGGGAGGAACGATAACGTTCGCCATGGCAATTCCGTTTCCGGTAGACACGAAGCCTTCCAGATTTTCGGCGTTGTCGGGAATAATCTCGGTTTCGTAGATTCCCTCGAATCCACGAATACCCAGAGCCAGGTTCGCAGCGCGGGCTGGATCGGAATCACCGAACACGTTAACGCTGGTCACTTGGGTGTCCTTGAGGACTGCATCGTAGAACGCACCATTGAAAACACCCTTGATTCCCATCTTGCGACCTGTGGCAGCAACGATAGCACGACGCAAATCAACCAAATCGTCAGCATCGAATGTGGTGGCTGCACCAGTGAAACCAGCAGCTCCAAAGTTTGCAGCAGTAATCAAGGCAAACATATCCTTGATATAACCAGAAAGCAGCCCAGTCATATTGGAATTCATCATGTCCTGGATGTCTTTGGGGGTCAATCGCGCCCACTCAGAGGCCTTGATTTTGAAAGTTTTCTTGAAATGCTTGTCAATTGACACTTGTTTCCAGGTGTGGGTTTCACCATTGTCGGTCAGATAGTTGTTTATGCTATCGTCGTAAGCGGTGCCGTCCGCAGCTTTGGTTAGCAGTGGAACCTGGATTGTATCGCCTTCCACGACAGATTCCTGAGTTTCAGTACGAAGTGCAGCAGTACCCACGATGGGGACCAGCATTTCGCGATTGTATTCCAGAGCCGTTTGTGAATTGACCTGGATGTCGATGTTATTGAGAACAGTAGCCATTTTCAGCTCCTTCCGTTGGTTGTGTTTAGAATCCCTGCGCCTTTAAAATCGCAGCCTTGTTTTTTCGATAAAATTCACCAGCTTTTCCGGGATCCTTGATCGCCTTATACTGGTCCAAAATGTTCGCNCCTTCCAAGTCCTGNNCNTNGATCGGCTTTTCCTGAGTCCCGCGATATTCCGCGAGTGCGTCCTCGGTGTTCACTTCTGGCGCAGGTTCGGGTGCAGGTTCGGAGTTATTCAGTCCGCGTTCCTTCGCATCCTTAATCAGGACCAGGGCGGACGCAGTCACGTTCGTCCCTTCCTTAATCAGATCGGATACGATTTCTTCCTGACCAGCAAACGCCAAATTCTGGATTCCCAAGATTCGAGCGCGTTCCTGTTCAGCAACGTTCGCAGGTTCGCCAACCGGCCCCGCTTCGGGGTCTGCGGGCTCGTCTGGTTCGATAACTCCGTCCTGGCTTTCCTCTGTCGCCACTTCATCATCGGGTTCCTCTGAGGGCTTATCTGGGACTCCCTCGGCAGGCGCTTCGGGAGCCTCCGTTTCTTCCTCATCTTCGACTGGCGCGCCCTTCCATTCCAGGTCTGCTGGAATATTCGTAAATCCGAATTTCTTCACGTCAGCGAATGCAGCGAGTGCCAAACCTTCATCTACGTCCGTCACTAGACCAGTGTCTAGTGCTTCCTGTGCAGTCAGCCAGGTCTCTGCGTCCATCATTCCGCGAATCTCGTCCACGGATTTACCGGACTTTTCAGCGTACAACTGCGCAATTTCGTTTGTCATTGATTCCATAATCGACGCTTCGTGGCGCAGTTCGTCTGCGTCACCCACAGCACCGCCCCACACGTTATGAATCATAATCCGAGAACCACGCGCAGCAGTCACTTTGTCGAACGCCAGCATAACCACAGACGCCATAGACGCTGCCAGACCTTCTACACGGGCTTCGAGTTCAACACCCTTTTTCGCCAGTCCACGCAGACGGTTAAAAATCGCCCAACCTTCCATGACTGATCCACCCGGTGAATTCACCAGCGCGATGAGCTTGTCGCCTTCTTTCAATTCGGCGGTGTCAGCTCCGATATTAGACGCAGTTACACCCACGCCCCAGAAATCCTCGCCGATCACGTCATTGATCTGGATTACTTTTTCCATTTTCGTTTTCCTCTGGTTGAGTTTCAGGTGTTTTTAATTCCTCACCCAAGATTTGTTTTTCCAATTGTCTTTCCTGGGCCATCGCTTCCAGGTGCTTATCGTACGGCAAACCGCTCCGAGTCATCACGATCTCAGCGCGTAGCAGTGTACCAGCGCTCAATCTGTTCCCCTCGGCGGTGCTACTCCGTGCGGGGTCGGGGTCTGGTCGCCCTGCTCCAATCCATGCAGTCACCTTCAAATCGTCCCGCGTAGGAACTACCCCTGCGACCAGATAACCCTCGAACACCACAGCACGTCGAACCATGTCCAGTGCTTTCGATATACTCTGTTCCCAGCGATTCAGCTTCCGATAAAATTTATCGAAACTCAGTTTACCCGCTGAGAAATTAATTCCCGAGAAGTTACTGAGCAAAATTTCGTATGTGATTCCCAATCCCGTGGCGATATCTTTCAGAGTCCGCTCGAACAGCGTCCCCAAATCCGCATTCCCGGAGTGCGATACCACCTGCATATCACCCTCGTCGAACGGCAAAGTCTGGATCGATCCCGATGCCAGCCTACCAATAGTCGCTGCTGTTCCGTTCCGACCCGTGATTCCGACCGGATCTTTGTTCGAGTCAACCTGAGACGCAGCCTTTTTAAACTTCGTACCGTCTGGTGTGCGAACCACGACCGATAATTTCGATTTTACATCGGCACCCTGAACCGCAGACGTTTCTAAACTCGCCACGTCCTCAATCTGTGGAATCACCGCAGTCGTGCTGGGTAGTCCCCGGCTCTGGCGAATCATACCTGGGTCCGGGTTCCGTAACAATAGCGCCACCTCGTGACCCTTGTCGTTATACCGTGGCACGAATTCAAACTCGTCGGAGTTCTGCATTCCTTCGCCACCCTTATACACCCAGTATCCAGTTTCAATTCCGTTCGAGTCGTACTGCACACCAAGCGAAATCGTGGGATCGTCGGACCCGTCCGTGGGTGTCGCAACCACGCCACCGTCCATTAACTGGACGCGTGTCTGGATGCCTGGCAAACCGTCAACACCAACCAGGCGAATCAGGATATCACCGTCAAAACAACCTGCGACGATCTGTGCCTGGATATCTGTCCAGGAATTTTTTAACTGCCAGTCAACATATCCCGCAGTGAAATTGTTCCAGATTTCTCGCGCTAATTCAGTCCCGCCAATCGGACGCAGACCACCGTTCGAGGCGATATAGTCCACAAGTGTATTCCGAGCACCAACTGCTATCCAATTGTTTCTGTTCAGATGTTTGGCACGGGATACGATCTTTTTCCAAGATCCATATCGTTTNAGCAGCTCGTCCTCGCTGATTCTAGCAGCGGGTGGGGTGACCTGGTTCCCTGATTGGTAAGCAGCGTTCCAGGCAGTAGTCGGATAAAAACTCACATGGACCCCGATAACTTAATCGAACCATACGCAGTCGTGGGGTCGGCTTCGTCTCGCGTCGCACGTTCCAGGGAGTTCTGCATACTCTCAATCGTGTCGTAACTTACCACCGTGCCGTCGGGCTGGGTGATTGATCGTACACGAAGTTCAGAAACCTGTTTGTTATTCAGGTACGTTTCTAAATTGTCTTTGAGTCCCATGTGGAAAATATACCACTTCCAAACACATCACGAGCGCATAAATCCGCCCCCTCGCATCGGTTCTTCTAAATCCGAATAAATACGCTCCGCTTTAGGTTCCTGGATTTCAGCCAAAGGAATCTGCTCAGTGAGCGATTCTGGAACCTCTGCGATCCGGCCCGCCAACTCCGCATTCCCAAGCGCATCCCGCAGATGGTCCTCAGAGTTTTTCGATTTCTTGTCCCACTTGTATTTTTCCCGTCCATTCTCACGAACCACACGACGACTAACTGCGTCCAGGTGTTTGAAAAACCGTGCGCCCTCGTCACCCGCGAATTCAATTCCGCCAGGTCGTCCCGCCTTCGTTTCCAGTCTGAGCTGGATTATCTCTTGCAGTTGGTGCGTGTTGTGCAGGTAGAAATTCAGACCGCGATATTTTCCGCCACGTCTGTTCTGTGGATCCGCAGCCCTCAGTTCGTACAGTCGCGCAGGTCCGCCACCCTTCGCTGCCATCCACACCCCGTCCGATTCACGACTGAAATCATACACCACCTGCGTTCCATATCCGCAGTCTATGCACCCACCTATAAATCCAGGAACGCTATGAACACCTTCTCCAAGATATTCAAACTGATCCATGTTGCAAACTTCATCCAGTTTCAGTAGCAACTCCCGAACGCCTTCGTCCCCGCGCTCGTCGCTCTCCAGTTTACACGACCAGAACGGTGCCACGCGGTTNCGCNCACCCCATCCGAGCAACACCACCCACGCCTCACCATCACCCAAGTCCACACCGGCAGTCACAACCTGAACCCACGACGGAACCTGGCGCGCATCGCGTACCCAATCACCACGGAGTTTCCGATAATTCACACGGATACCACGGATCTGCATATCACGAGGTTCTGCACACCACGAGTTCCAGAAATCTTTCAGTTTCGATTCGTCGTCCTTAACCTGCAAATATTTCGCGATCACCTCGGAATAGTTTTTCCACTTCGTTTCCCAGCGTCTGACGTGGTATCCAATCACCGTCACAGGTTTATCCGGATCCAGGTCCACGATTTTCTGTCGGTTGTATACCACGTCCCGGTGGTGTTCGTCCTTAATCTTAAACTGGCACCGTGGACACTCCACCCAGCCGTGGTGCCCGTCCTCCACTTCCTGCCAGCTAATCCCCTCAGTCCACCGAAAGTGATCTGGGAATCGAATCCGAAACCCATCCTCGCACCCAGGACAAACCGTCTCCACTGCGTATCGCTTCGAGTTTTTATACCTGTGATAAATACCGTTTTCGTCCAGCAGTTTCGGTGTGGATCCCAGAACCATCAGCGGACTGCGCGATGTAGTCAACCGGTTTTCCATCAGCTCGACTGCATCGGTTTCCCAGTTGTCCAGTTCGTCNANNTCATCGGCGATAACCCATCCCGCNNGCATTTCNGCCATGGAATCCGGAGCACTCATCAGCGCCACCCAGATATACGCACCACTCCCAAATCGCAAAATCATATCCTCGCGACCCATATACTCGACGCCAGGGGACCGCTCAAAACACGGGATCATTCTGGTTTTCGGTACTTTCTTCTGGAGTTTCTGAGTCGGGAACGCATACAAACCAGTTCGTCCCTTGCGCGCTGCAAGAAAACTCGCGATTCCGAACAGGACCACAGTCTTACTGCTCTGCGCTGATTGACACAAATTAATCCGACGGACCTGTGGGTTCTGCGCCATCTTCAAAATATGTGGAATCCAGGGATAACCATCGAAAGTTATTTTCCCGCCGTCCACTCCCTCAGACTGTGGCAAACGGAATTCGTTCAGCATCCACTCGCCAAGGTCCACGCCCAAGTCCTTGCCCAGCATATCGCGCACGATTCCTGCGACGTGCCGGAAATATCCCCCACGCTCGATCCCGTGGTTTCCCTTCGATTCTACCCCGAACGTCCCGCCCACTGCGTCAGTATTTCCAGCTCCGGCTTCGTGTCGTCGGTTCGCATGGTAGTGTTTATGGCACAACCCCAGAGAATACGCTTCGTGTGAACATCCTGGTTCGCTGCACTGCTGGCCCTTGTTTTTCGCTCGTATCATTCCGAGTCCTCCGAACATTTCTCCACAGCTTCCACAGATCGGTCCAGCATCTTCCGAGACCATCCCGCCAGCACCTCACGAATCTGCGCTTTCTTCAAACCCTCCAGTTCCGATGGCAGATCGTCGATTCCAATTTCAATTACTTCGATAACCCGTCCCAGTGCCTCACGAATTACCTGGTCCGTTTCAGACTTCACCGCAAGCTCACCCGCAGCTTTGGCGTTTGCTCTTTGCAATCGAATCGCATTCTGTTCATTAACGTCCGCAGCAGCTTTAATCTTTCGCATCTCATCGGGAGTGCGTTTCCCTGTCGGGTCGAACCACTGGTCCGAGTCATCCTGTGGACCGATTGTTGACAGATCCGATTCGTTGCCGTAAGAGTCCGCTATTTTGGTGATGGTGGGTGGGGG